TGCTTGGTTCAGTGTTTGGTGTATTTAGAGGTGCTATTGACTGGGTTAAAACCTTGTTTACAGATCCAGTTAAAGCTATCAAAAAGTTGTGGAATGGAGTATATGGCGAAGAAGGTATATTTAATACTATTATATGGAAACCAATATCTAAAGTTATTAATTGGGTTATGGAAAAATTTGGCTGGAAAGACGACGATCCTAATGCACCAGACTTTGATCTCTTTACATTTATCACCGGTATTTGGAAAACTGTAGTAGATAAAGTAAAACAAGGGTTTATCGATTTTGGCAACTGGGTATCAAGTATTCCAGCACGCATAAAATTAATGGCACTTGAAACTATTCAAAGCACCCCGGGGGTTGGTGGATATCTTGTTGGAGACGACGATATTGCAGCTGCAAAAGCAGCTGTCGATAACTATGCTGCTTCACCAGGTCTAGCAGCAACAGGTGATGTATTAGGTGCAGCTCAAACTGCGGTGCTCGATGCTACAGCAGCTAATTCTGGTGCAGGTAACGGAGATCCTAATCCTACAGGAAGTACTGTATTAAATGATAATAAGTCGCTAACTATCGTAGATAAGACACCACCGCCGCACAGTCCCACGACTGGAAGTGTTCGGGATAAGACAGCCATGGAATGGCAGGGCTATGGTCCACCTAACCTACAACACTACTACTAGACGCTAAAAGCAACACATTGACGTCATAATTATATTATTCTAGATACAAAAGGAGAGTATAAAAATGATAGATCCGGTTACCGCTTTGGCCACAGCTTCTGCTGCTTTTAATTTAATTAAAAAAGGTTTCAGCGCTGGTCGCGATTTAGAATCTATGAGCAATGATTTAGGTAGATGGATGGGTGCTTGTAGTGATATCAAAAAGGCAGAAGAATTCTCAAAGAAACCTCCACTGTTTAAAAAGCTATTTGCCTCTGGAAGTGTAGAAGAAGATGCACTACAGTCGTTTATGGCTAAAACGAAAACAGACGACATGAGAACAGAACTAAGGAATATAATATCAATGACACGTGGACCATCAGCATGGAAAGAATTAGTAGAGACAGAAGGTAGGATTCGAAAATCAAGACAGCAGGCAATATACGATCAAGAAGAACGTCAACGACAATTCTTTGAGATGATAGCTATTGGTGCAGCAATTATTATAAGTTTAGGTACAGTCGGATTCCTACTATGGGCATTCGTTCAAGCATAAAAAAAGGGGAGCAATTAAGCTCCCCTTTTTGGTAGTTGCCTGGATGAAATTATCCAGCGGCAAGCTTATTAAAGTATGATAATGAATCGTCATCATCTACTGCGCCTGCAGCTTGTGGTACAAAGCTAGGTTGCTGCGGAGCGGGTTCTGCAGCAGTTCGTTGCATTGGAGCAGACATAGTTTCATCAAGAGATACAGACTCAGCTGTAGTCATGACGGCACCTTCTTCACCAAGTACACGATTTAATTTAGCTTTAAGCTCTTCATAAGTTTTGAAGTTCTTAGGATCAACGATCTCTGACAAGCTGTACAGAGTATTGTAGATAGTTTCAAGTTTAGCCTCATCGTCAGATAAAGCTTTAGCTGCAGAGAACTCAGACTTATCATAGTTGCGATAACCAGCAACCTGTTGTATCTTAAGTTTAAAGTCTGCACCTTCCCAGAAATCGTATGGATTGACCGGAGTCTCATCCGCGAAAGCTGGTTGCATTACATCCATGACCTTATCAAAGATCTTCTTACCGAATGTGTATAGGAATGTTTTCCCATCATTCGAAGGATTGGATGGATCAGATACTACCAAGATATTTGACACATAGTGCAAGCGACGCTTACGATTACGTGCGATATCTTTGTCTTCATCACGACCAGAGTTCCATAGAACACTATTCATTTCAGAGACTGGATCATCTTTACCGATAGTAGTTAACGAATTCTCGATGTACCACTGACCAGTTGGTCCTTTAAAACCATGATCCCAGTAGCGAACCCAAGGTAATTCTTCACCTTCGGATGCTGGTAAAAACCTGATAACAGCATAACCGTTACCGGCTTTATCTACTGTTGGTTTCCAAAAGCGTTCATCAACGTATGAGACCTTCTGACCACCGCCGACAGCTTCAGCTGCTTTGGTGAGAGATGCGATATCAGCGCGATTTCGTTTAAGATTTGCAAAAGACATATTGTATTCCTTATATTACAGTGTATGTTTGTGTGATTTGATATGGTTATTATAACACATATCGCTTAGGATGTAAACACTTTAAATACGATTTTTTTCATTTTTTCGACATTTACATTCATTAGCAAGCTATATTTCCGGATCTTGCGTGACACATCTGGCCACAGTATAGGATCCGAAACCTTCTTGTCCGCCCTACTCATAAAGTTAGTTAACTTATTTAAAATAACGACTGACTCTATATGTATATCGCCAGATAAGTAGGATTCCACAACCTTTGGATATTGGTTGCCGATTTCAAACAGCTGATCAAAACTATCAACATTTACTTTATCAAGATCTTGTTGAAAGTTATATCCCAGGGACTCTGTTCTTTTTTGCCAATCACGATATACATGGTCATTACCAAGCATATCGCCAACCCACTTATTGTCTGCAACAAAGTGTGCAGCATAATAATTGATCAGCTCGGGTGGTGTATCGAACATTCTACCAATCTTGGCAAAGAAGTATTTATCTTTGCGTTTCCAAAATGATTGGGGTCTGGCAGATGTTTTATAATTATACTTCGGTGCATCATAAGACTCTTGCTCGAAATGCAGCTTCAAAGACTGATAGTATCTAAACGCTTCAAAAGGTTCCATTATCATCGTACTTCTTCATCCTTATTGCATTCTGTAAATAGAATATATGCCACTCTTTAGTATTAATGTCAAGAGCAGCTATAGCATCCAACTCAGGATTACCTTTATAATCAGCTGCATCCATTAAGCTATAAAAGCCTATAGGCATTGCATCTAGTTTACCGATCATATCACGGTTAAGAGTGAGACACCTTGATCGTCTACGGTTTTCATTGTCCATATAGGTTATACTATACACACCGTCTTCGAGTAGTTCAATCAATTGATATTTGTCGTAATGCAAACTCATATTGGAAGTCGAGCTCCTCCGCCTTTAATGGCATTCACTTCAAGAGCTTCAGCTTCAATCTTATCTATAATGACAGGACTCAATAGCCTCTTAATATCTTCAGGTGGCAATTCCCTTTCTTCACATACGATTAAGACAGCTTCAATATAAGCTACACGAAGATCTTTGACCTTCTCTTCAACCATAGTAGAAAAGCGTTTCTTTGTAATAATAGGTGTTTCAACCGGATTTTCCCCACTTATAGAAGTGGTGGTCGTCAATAGTTGTAATGTACTCAATAGTTTTACTCCAATACGGTTTAACATTTTTTGAATGATAGTGTGTGCTTCCATGTGATATATCGAACCCTGTTTCGTAGAGATGCACTGCTCTTAGGGCTCTATTCAATGCATCTATCCATGCTGGCGTGTCACGAGGCTTATCAGATAAACCATCGCAATACCAACTAAATTGGCATTTGTTTCTTTTAAGTGTTCCGTTACTATTCTTACTAGAGTCTTCAACTACTTCGCATATTGTATCTGGATACCGATCATCGGCAACTCGATTTAGTACTACGTGAGTAACTGCAATACCACCATTAGGGGATTGATTGCGTGACTCAAAATATGAATTCAATGCTAAACAGTTTATGTCTTCAGAAGATATAATATCTGTCTGTGCCGCAATTGAATCTAGAGGAGGCTTACCTTCCATTTGTTCTAGTGTAAGGTCTGTATTAGATGCTCCATTAACGTCGGAACCTAAAACCATTATTGCTGAAACAACAGCTAATTGTCTTATCATTTATCTACCACTCTCATCAATATACAGTCTGCGTTAATGCGACCGTTTGGTTTTGATTCTTTTGTAGTTAGCTTAGACCAAGCATTGTCAATTTGTTTAATCGACTTTGTTTGTACTAAACTTAAGAAGTCAGCAGGTTTACGTAACCTGATCTTTCTAGAGC